TTAAGACGTTTTCCGGATATTGCCCGACTCAAAATAAGCAATATTCAGTATCTGTGAACTATATTGATGTCTCAGATTTCGAAGAACCAAAACAATATGTAAAAGGACTGGCATCCTGTAAGTTTCTTCAATCCGGCAATCAATGTTTCGTAGATAACTGTCCGCTTATTGATTTGGCACCGGAGCACCTTTAATCTAATCTGGCTCTTTCAGTTCATAAAACGGCTTAAACACATCTGGAAGAGCCGGTATCACATCTGCATCAATCGTCATATCGACTGCGAGAATATCAATTTGAACTACCGGAACATCTCCAGGTTCTTGTTTGAACAAAACCCCTCTGACTTTGTTTATCTTCTCGCCGTTAATTTTTACAACCGTCTTGGTTCCATCTGTTTTGATTTCTATTTTAGGTGGATTTATTGCTGCCATCTTTCTTACCTCCTACGCCACCTGCTCAATCACTGGAATATAGTCATGTTTCTTTAACTCTTCGTACAGAAACAGTCTGCCTTTCTGTGTCCATTCTGTCTGCATCGTCACATCTGGTCTGCCATCAGTTCTTGTAATATCAATTGTCCTGCTGTGAACATATCCATTATTCTGATATTTGGAATACAGAACCCATTGACCACCAACCTTGTACTGAATTTTTAATTCCTTAAGAATTTGATTGAACTTTCTTCCACTCATGCCGTAGTCTTTTGCAATCTGTGTGATAGTTACCAATGATTTAGACTGCAAAATCTTATCCACATAATTCGCTTTCGGTTGTAGCTCTGTGATAATCTGCTGTTGTTCAACGACCTGATCTCCAAGGAATTTACATCTGTCTTTCAGAGACTCGATTGATTGACTTGCCATCTTGAGCGCCCTTGCCATAATCTGTTCCGGCGTGTTCCAGGCTTTTTCCAGGTCTAAGAAATACTGTCTGATTTCTTTTCCTTCCGGCGTTCTCTGAATCATGCAAATCTGTTTCGCCATATCTATGGAAATGTCATATTCCTTTGAAGGTCTACCACCAGTGCTTTCGCTCATTTTTGAGTAAAAGTCTTTTCCCTCTTCAAAACCATATTCACACATCCTAGGAAACCAGTCATTGAACCGTGTACTGATATTTAATTGTTCATGCAAATCTCTTGCCGAGACTGTTGGAGTCTCTGTGTCATAATTGATTTTTAGTAATTCGTTCATCTTTCTCCTTTCCTAAAAAAGTTAAATGTTTTGAACTTTTGTCGTAAAAAAATATGTTGGAATATCAGTTTCTTGCAACTTTAAAAGTCTAATTGCCTTACATATATCCGTCTGCTTCCATGGTATTTCTCCATTGATTTTTAACGACAAAGTTCTTTCAGACCAACCCATAGCCGAGGAAAATTCTCTCTGACTACCAAAAATCTCTATGATTCTTCCTTTTAATTTATCGTAATTAAAAGCCATTCACAAACCCTCCTTTCTATCAAGTTCAATGTTTTGAACTGACTTTATCTTAGCATCTATTTCAATACGTGTCAACAGATAAATTCAAAACTTTTAACTTTTTAGTAATGTTGTATTGAACTTTTGTTTAAAACATGATATATTAAACGCAGAAAGGCGGTACAAAAATATGAATAAGGAAAACACCTCTATTCGATTAAAGAAAATAATGTCGGATAGAAACTTAAAACAAGTGGATATCCTTGATATGACTAAACCATATTGTATTAAATACGATGTGAAAATGAACAAATCAGACATAAGCCAATATGTATCTGGGAAGGTTGAGCCAAACCAGGAAAAACTTTTTATACTTGCAAAAGCATTAGGTGTGAATGAAGCGTGGTTAATGGGATTTGATGTCCCTATGAAAAAAGAAATGTCATCTTCAGAAGCAGAAGGTGACATAGAGTTGATTGAGAAGTTCTCATTATTAAGTGACAGAGACAAGCAATTAGTCATGAATATGATTGATTCTATGCTTCCTACTAAAAAGAAGTGAGGGTTACCCCCACTTCCTTAAAAAATGTTTTATGAATGTATAGAGATATTCTAACGCACTAACGCTTTTAATATCCTCTACACATTCAATGATGAGTTTTTTGTAATCCTGTTCGTCCATATGCTATGTACCTCCCGTTCTAGCAGAACGCATGTTCGAAATTCCTATGTCATTATCTTACATCAGTGTGATGCAAAATGCAATGGGATTTTCGACAGGTTCTCGCCCCTTTCTATAATTATAGACACGGGAGGTTGCAAAAACTTATGGAAAAATAATGAATCGTCCCATATATGGGACATTTACTTGTAATCAGACTCAAAAAGGTCTGATATGCGAACATGAAGAGCTATAGCAAGCTTCTCAAGTGTTTCCAATGTTGGAGATGTTTCTTCGTTCGCAATACGATGAATTGTTGATTTAGACACGCCAGATATTCTTTCAAGCTGGCGGTCAGAAATATTTCTTTCGTACATGATTTGAGATAATAGTATTTTCATGATACTAGTATCTGTAAAATAAAATAAATTATATCTGGAAGATAATGGAGTTTAAAGGAGAAATGATAGAATGTCAATAATACGTGTTCACAAATCAAAAAACTTCACAGTAATGAGCAATTACCATTTGAGAGATAAGAATTTGAGTTTAAAAGCCAAAGGACTGCTATCAGTAATGCTTTCTCTCCCGGAAGATTGGGACTACTCTATCTCTGGATTATGCTCCATACTGAAAGAAAACAAGACAGCAATCAAATCTGCTCTGCATGAACTCCAAGACAACGGATATGTGGTTGTGACTAAGAAATTTGCTTCCAAAGGTAACAATCGTATCTCTTATGAGTACGATATTATGGAAATTCCGCAGTCTGTAGATACAGATTCTCTAGGTATAGGTTTTCTACACCTAGAAGACCAGCCACAAATAAATACTGATAAACAAAATAAAGAAAAAGAATTAAATGTAAATGGTGCAAAGTTACAAAGTAACGTTATGCACGACTCCGAGCGATGCTCTATGCCTTTTGATTCCAGAGAATTATCTAATAACGTCAATGATTTTAACTTTGGAATAATCCGTAAGGAAGTTATCACAGCTTGCCGTAATTACGGAGTAACGGATAGCCACGATATAGAAAATGCCATGTGCGTTGTGGAATACTACCTAGAATCGTTTAAAAATGTTTTTATGGAGAATCATCCATTTATTAGTCAAAGCGCAATGAATGGCGTTATAGAGCGTTTCTTCGCTGGAAGTGATATTGTGGAATGCGATCCAGAAGTTTATTTTGAATTGATTGACAAGCATTTCTCTACAGTCTATGAAAATTGCGATTATAATATATGCCATTTTATGACAGATGGAATCCGGCAAAACAGAGCTTACGAAATCGGTATAACCGCTTAGGCGTTTATATATAAACTTACTCAAACTTCAAAAAACAAAGGAGAAAGAGAGGGATTTTCTATGAAATGTCCAAGATGTGGCAACGAGCAGACAGATGGCGCTTTTTGTACAAAATGTGGCGCACCAATGAATGTGCCACCGCAACAACAAAATAATAACTGCCAACAACAAAACATGAATAATGGTGGCTATTATCAACAACAAAATACGAATTACAACGGATACGGACAACCTAATCAAAACATGTACCAACAACCACGCAAGGAAAAGTTCTACGAAAAAACATGGTTAATTGTTCTTGCCTGCATATTCTTACCACCAGCTGGACTTGCATTAATATGGATTACAGGGAAACCAAAGAATTACAAAGCTCGATGTATAATATCTGTTATTTTAGCAATCATCACTGTTTTATTATTCTTCCCAGATTCAGATAGTAAAATAAAAGATAACACTGCTCAAGAAGCAACAACTAATGAAAATGTTACTCAACAAGATGATTCCAGTTCAAATGATGATTCCGCTACTGAAGAAGAACAACAGGAGCCAAGCATTTCTCCAGATGAATATAAAGCCCAATGTCAAGAAGTTAATTACAATGATGTAATGAGAAGTCCAGATCAGTATGTTGGACAGAAATTCAAAATCACAGTTCAGATATTTTCAGCATCTTCAAAATGGACTACTGGGACTTACTACAAAGCATATACAGATAATGGAAGTGGTTCATACTTTGATAAAATGGTATGGATATTTGATAAACGCGATGAGAATGCTGATGGATACACAAAAGTACTTGAAGGAGATACTGTTACATTCTACGGTGAATTTAATGGTTTACAAGAAACAAAGAATGCATTGAATGGTGAAAAAGGAGAAGATTTTGCACTTGATGCTTATTACGTAGATATCATACAAGAAGCACAATAAAATAAAAGCCCCGATGCTACCAACACCGGAGCCAATTGGCACTATCTGGAAGATAATACCAAATCCCGCAAATTTAGTTTATCATCTTCCAGGCAGTCACGCAAGCGGAACGAATGTTCTTTGCTGGCTGTTATTTTTATACTCATTTTTAAGGAGGAATGATGTTTATGGCAGAACAAAATGAGAAAATCGTAGCACTCTACGTCCGTGTATCAACTGGATATCAAGTAGATAAAGACTCTCTCCCATTCCAGAAGAAAGAACTAAAAGCCTATTGCGAACACGTACTGCATATTGACAAGAATCGCATAGAAATATTCGAAGATGCCGGAAAGTCCGGTAAGAATACAAAGCGTCCGGCATTTGAACGAATGATGGGAAAAGTAAAGTCAGGACAAGTCTCTCATGTGATCGTATACAAGATTGACCGTATCTCACGAAACCTTGTGGACTTCTCTCTCATGTACGATGATTTCAAGTACAACAACGTAACCTTTATCTCGCTGAACGAGCAATTTGACACCTCTAGCGCAATCGGCGAAGCTATCCTTAAAATTATACTAGTGTTTGCAGAATTGGAGCGTAAGCTCACATCAGAGCGTGTCACAGACGTAATGATTGGCAGAGCGCAGAACGGACAATGGAATGGTTCAAGGGTTCCCTACGGATGGGATTGGGATGAAGAAAAACAATGTCCTGTGCATTCAGAGAAAGAAGCTCAGTACGCCATTGCTATGTATGAAATGTATCTTAAAGCAAAATCAACGGGCAAGATTAGAGACTACAACAATTCACACAATATCCCAACTAAGCGTGGCGGCGAATGGACATCCAAGACTGTTACTGACTTCTTAAGGAATCCAATAAATAAAGGAGCGTACCGTTATAATTACAGAGAAAGCGCCAGAGGGCGCAAAAAACCAAACGAAGAAGTTGTTTTCATTGAAAATGCATTTCCACCATTGGTAGAACCTGAGACTTGGGAAAAGGTCAATAAGATTTTAGATATAAACCGTGATAAAAGAAACATGGGTGGATTGCATCCGATTGAGAAGAATTGCAATGTATTCGCTGGATTGATTCAATGTGGGATTTGTGGGACAGGTTATATCGTGGATAAAAAAGACAGAAGACGGAAAAATGGATTTACTCCATCCATGTATCACTGTGGCGCAAAGACAAAAGCAATCCACTGCCAGAACCCTAATGTCTCAGATGTTAAAATCGGACCGTTCATAATTAATTACATAGCAGCAATGGTTCGGGTATCAAAATCAAAAAGGAAAATCAAAACTCCGGAAGCATTAGAAGAAATGCTCTTGACTGATAAGGTTGTATTTGGCGATATAGCCGGATTATC